TTCTTGAGCAATGCGATACAAGCCATGACTAGGCGGTATGGTCATATTGTCAGTTGTTAAGCTACCGACTTTTGTTTCTTGATACTCTTTCATGTTGTACTCCTAGTAATAAATTTCTGCGTCTGCTGACCAACTAAACTCCCACCTACCTATCGTGGTAGTTGTGTCTGCAACCCTATTATTAGCAAAGCTTTCTGGGTTTCCAGAATTACTCCCATTGCCAGTGCCAAAACCTACGCTAAATATATTTGTGGTAGTTAATGCAGCATTGATTCTTTTTTCCACTGAGTATTTTATTACCACAAAGGAAGCAACACCACTAGTAGCATAGGTAGAATAACCTCCAAATCCGTCCTCATAATACCGCTTACATAGAGCCAATTCTTCACCGATTGACCTAGCTTGGTATGGCGTGGCTATGTCGCCTATTTCTAGTTTTACTTGGGTTATGTTTATAGTCTGTACCGTAGTTGAAACAAACTCAATGTTTAAAAAGTTGCCAGCTCCTATAACTTGACCACCTGCCTCGGGCACAGTAAAAGTGTAAGTATATTTTGCTAAGTTTGCGCTAGTCATAGTAACTGTTTCATCTAAAACAGCTGGCAAAGATCCGCCTCCTACGCCAAGACCAGCATAGATTTTCAATCCAAATGTATCACCTACACCGACATCAGTATTAGCATAAAAAGAAAGCGTTAAGGTTTTGCCTAACAAGGGAACTATGTTTTCCACATTAGTTCTAAGCGCATTAACTGAGCCGCTTGCTATTGTTGCAGAATTAAAACCTAAATAATTTTTACCCGCTAACTCAGTTATTACGTAATCAGTTGCTAAAGCCGCTCTATTTACATTAATTACGTTGGCCGAATCATTGTAAGCAACGCTCCATCTGTCTGCTGTGTAAAGAGCGGTTCCATCGGTTCCAGACTTAGTAAAGTTAGTACCACGTTGCCAAACATCAAAGCCACCGTTAATTAGTAGGTTCTCGTTTGGCTTGCTGTCTATTTTTTCATCTAACTCATCAATAGAAGTATTTAAGCCATCAACTGCCTCAGTCAAATCATCGGGCGTAGCATATATATCCATTACTAGCCGCCAATATTCAGATCCTTCCTCGGGCACGTTACCAGCATTACTATCGACTTTACTAAACCAGTACTGATCTTCATAGCGTACAATATCACCCTCTACATAGGTCTTAGTGGGATCATATTCATCACCAAATTGCGAGATAACTGAGCTAATGCCCTCACCTGATACGGCAATTCTAATAGCGTTTGCAGTGTCGTTATTATCGGCATCTGCCTCAGTTGGGAATAGGTAAAGATCATAGCTGCCCTCGAAGTAAGGAATAAATATGGCCTGCCCTGGCGTTATAATAAAGCCATCTTCATTAATCTCAGCCTTAGCTAGCAAGGTTGTACCGCTAACATTAATAGCCATCGCTATAGGCGTAGTAGTGCCATTCTCATAGCCTTTTAGATAGTAACCGCGCTGATCCCTGAACTGTGGTGATACCGCTGCTATTGGATTATAAGCCATTTTATTTTCCTTTAGATGTGAAAGTGTCTCAAGAGCTAACTTGATAGATGATTAATAATAAGTAATTGAAAAGAGGTCTAGTTCGTCCTAGTTCGTCCTAGTTCGCGCCATATAAGGTTGACTACCTGCCACCAGTTGCCACTACCTGACACCAGTTGCCAACAGTTGCCCCTCAAGTGGGAGTTATTGCTTTAAAAGGTCTATTATGGATTCATAAGCTGCTGTATCAGACATAAACTTACTATTTTTATTTTTATTCATTGTTGCCTTTAATGTGTCAACCGCTGCGCCTAACGCTGCCGATGGCCCAAATTGCCTAACAACAACTCTATCTATAGATTTATCTATTGCTTGCTGTATCTGTGGGCTAAAGCTTGTAACATCTTGCCTTGTAAATTTTGCATCAATAGCGTTACTTACATCGACTAAATCTCTTATATTGTCATTTAAGTTAATGGTATTTTTTTTGCTTGAACCTCCTAGCTTAAAAGGCTCATAAAAACCCACCTCATTAAATGTCTGACTTTGCAAAAATTTAGCTGTATCATCAAGCCCATATATTGCATTCTCTAATGGAACTCTAGAGGCGAGATTACTGGTTAATGCTTTTAGCTTTGTACCTATAGCAGAATCAGCTCCTCGTCCGTATAGGTTCATTTTTTTACCCATGCCGTCTTGAATCTCCTGTAAAGCTCCAAACCCTAGACTTAAAAGATCGTTTACCCTTGCATATTTTGGACTTATTTCTCTAACACTTTCATTAACTGCCCTTCTAACATCTAACATTATTTTTTGTGGCTCTGCGCTTAAGCCTCCGTTTTCTATTTTTTTAATATCTATTAGGTCATCAAGCTGACGTTTCAATAAATGAGCATCTGAGGCTTTAACTGATCCAAGTCTTTCCGCTTTAATAATTAAATTATCTACGCTTTTTATAGCCCTTTGAGCCGCTGGATTTTCTGAAAATACTGATTCACTAAAATCTAAATCCCCAATCGCCTTTCCTTTTCTAGGCTCTAGCCTTCCTATTCTAGAATCTAATAATGATGTTTCAAATGGCTCTGTGACATTATTAAAATCAACCTTTACATTATTAAGACCGTTATTAACAATATCATTAAGCATAACACCCATTTTTAAATTACTATCTCTAATTACTTTCACTCTGTTTGTTGTCGCTTCACCAACTACGTCTCCATGTCTAGTTCTTACACTATTATCTGCTTGGTATGCCTGAGACCTTCTAAACTGCTGAATAGCTCCCTTTTTAGTCTCTGGCGTAAAGTTTTTAATGTTCTGAATAAATCCATTTGTAAAGCCTTGATCTATTGCCTTAACTGCTACTCTATCTTTAATCACCCTGTTGCCTTGCAGCTTTAACCCTGCAAGAGCGTCTGTTCTTGCTCCTGACTTAATTTGCTCTTTTATAACGCTGTCTATAACTTCAGGCACTAGAGGCTGACCAGTAATGGTGCTTTTGTTTGATATTTGTGGAATAGCATCTTGAGCTGATGGCGTTAGGTTCTGCCATACTAGACCTTCCTTGCTTAATTTTTCCCTGAGATCAGCAGTAGGAACTTTGTAATACTCACCATTTGATCCTATTTCCTCATCCCATAGCCTTGTCCCTTTTTTCATCCTACTTATAAAACCTAAGCCAAATATTTCAGGCAAAGCCTCTATAGTAACTCTAGCCGCTGTACCAGCAAGAGGGCTATCAGTAGCGTCATAAACAGCATCAGCTCCAATTTGTGCCGCGTCTGGTATATATGAAAGTACATCACTAGCAACTTTAGCCTGCCTTAATCCCTCATCAGTCTGAAGTGGCCTATTGTATTGCTTGAAAGTATCTAACTTTTCGTTACCGTCTGCCTTGCCTCCTGAAAGTATCTCAGACCAGCCAGCATAATAGCCGCCTGCAACCGATGTTAGCCCATCAATAGCCATAGTAGCCGCAATATCTAGCTGCCCTAAATTCTGATCTAAGCGTTTATCTGCCCAGTTACCAACATCATTTAAGAACGATGGCCTATCATTGCTAACAACGTTATTTTTAGGCTCTGGATCTGGTTTGGATAAAGCAGCAATCTGATCTTGATTAATTTGATCTATCTCATCCTGAGACATTGGTTTGCCTTCACTATTTAAAACAGCCATTATCTATTAAACTCCCTAATCTGCTCTTCTATAGTTCTGTTAAAAGTAAGCGCTGTATCCTGAATATCTTGCAGAGATATTTCACCTTTTTTTGTTTTTATTTTTTCATCCATATTAAAAGCGAATAAATCAGGATCGTTTTTAGAATCTTTAACCCACCTGTTAAATTGCTGCGTTTCTCTTTTAACAAACCAATTATTTCTTTTTAATGAATTTAATCTTGCAGTATTTGCTGACTCGCCATCGCCTAGTGAACCGTTTAAATCCGCAGATTTTTCATACTCAAAGTCAGTAGTTGGCCCTTTAAAGCTCTCCAAAGTTTGTATTGTTAACAAGCCAAATGCTTGGCTAAGATTGGCCTCATTTGTAACATCAATCTCAGGAAAAATTTTAGATAAGGCAACTTTTGCCTGACCAGCATAACCCTGTGTAGCCCCGTTTTTTATTGCAGCAGCTGCCTGATTCAAGGTTATCTCTCCTCTGCTAGCTATGCGTGCCCTTTCTGAAAATTCTTGTCTTATTTCTGATGTTCTAGATGCTTTTAACTTAGCCTCTGCTGTTGCAGTTATAAGAGCTAGTTCCTGCTCTGGACTTGTTTTTGGGAACATTCCTGCCATCTTTCCAAATCTTTGCGCTCCCTCTGTATCGCCGCTTGCTATAAGGTTGTCGTAATAAATGCTGTTCTGCATAGATGCAGTTTGATCAGATCCACCAAACAAGCCCATATTCTGAGCTGCACTTATAGCTTTGTTAGATAAGTCAGAAGCCTGTGCTATCTTTTGCTGATCAGGTATATTGGGATCAGTAAGCATTGCTAAAAACTCTCTGCTATCGTCACTGTTACCAGCCAAGCCCTTAGAGGCATCTATTTCTGCAATCCTGTTTTTCGTTAGCTCAATCATGCTTGGTAAATCATTAGACTGTATAAGAGGCTGAACCTGAGTAGAAAAAGCAGCTAAACTTTTTATTATTTGATCTGACCTTTCTCCCTGATTTTTTATCTCGTTACCTTCCAGCTGTGACTGAGTTAGCTGATTCTTTAATAAAGAATTTTCCTCTAACATTTTCATCTGCTTATTACGGTTTAGAGTATCGTAATAAAGACCTACCGCCTTACCGATGTCAGGCACTTGTACCTGTAGTGGTATGCTTGCATCAATCATATTAAAGCGCTCCGTAGTTAACGTGTAAGAACCCATCTTTAGTAACAACTGCTTCAGGGTTAGTCTGCTGAACCTCTTGAGCGATTACGCCCTCACTAGATCCGAATAGCCCTAGCTTTTCGCCTGCTAACTCATTCCAATCCCATGTGTACCAGTTATATTCTCCGCCTTTTTCACTTATTGCTATATTCTCTTTTAGCGCTTCATCAGATGATAACCAGTTAGAATCATATAGCTTGCCAGTTGGTGCTGCTGGTGTTACGTTAGACTTTAACTCGAAATCACTAGCCGCTGCTGCTGTAGCTGCTGCGTTCATAATACTACCGTAAGCCTGAGACCTAGCATTAGCCGCGCCTACTCTACCTGCTGCACTAGCGTTTGCTGCACCTGTAATACCGCTAGCCAGCGCGTTTCCTTGCTGCCCTAATAGAGCTGATTGCTGCGCTGCGTTACCCGTTAAAAGATTGGCGTTATTCATTCCATTGGCTCTAATTGAGCTAGTAACCTCATTACTCTCATTCATCCTCTGACTTGCTAATGCGCTGCCTCTATTAAGGTTAATATTAGATAAGTTATTACCTAAATTAGACGATAAGTTTGCTTGGTTTAGCCCGTTATTCATGGCTAAGTTTGATCTAGTGTTATACAAATTATTAGCTTGGCCTAGTAAGAATTGAGAGTCTTGTCGCTGCCTGTCAATCAAAGGTGATGCTGATAACAGTACGTTATTAGATAGCTGCTCTAATGTGTCACCTGTGTTTATTCTGCCCCCTGCTGCTGCCATAGAAGATGATTGCCTATTAGCATTATCTAGCGCTGCTTGGTACAAGGGATTATTAACTAAGCTGTCATATTGAGCCTGTGGATTAGCTAAGTAGCTAGATGCTTCTATACCTCTTTGAGCAACGGAATTAAGAGGATCTAGATAGCCCTGCGCCTGCCCAAGAGAATCTGTAAGCTGGTTAGATGCTTGACTAGTATAATTTATCTGGTCCTGCATACCCCTATCAGCACCGCTATTGATCGCCTCTCTTTCAGCTATACCCCCTTTGGCATTTTGATCCCATGAACTCCAGGCCCTAGAGTTAATGAAACCCATAGCCTCAGTTGATGCTGCCCGTTGTTGCGCCATTGCCTCCCTTGATAGGTCCGCTTGTACCTGAGCCGCCTCCCTAGACGCTTGAGATTGAATTCTGCCAGCATCTTTAGCTGCACTAGCTGCATTACTGCCTGTAATATCTTTTACGAATCCCATTGTTCTAACTCCAAGCTAAGAATATGATTGCCGCCATTAATCCCTTCATCATTAAGAAATAGGCGAGAAAATTTATAAACGTTTTGATATTGAACAGGAATCTTTGCAAATATCCTGCCTGCTTTGAGGTTATTAAAGCCATAAGTTAGCGCCTCTTGAGCTGCTGCCTTTGCTTTAGTCCTATGATTTTTTAAAACATTTGCGTGAATCTGTAAGCTATCGTCTACAGGATGCAAAATAAATAATATGCCCTCTGAGTAGAGGTAATGATAACCGTTTAAAGGTGGATTAAACGTATCTTTATCTTCTGTCTCATCTGCTATGTTTGACCAGATGTCATCATGTTTTAATACTGAGTTAATATGCTCAATATTAGTGGTAGGCTGGATCATTAATATAGCTCTTTTATGCCTAGTTTTAAGTTTAGTTCGTTATCTGAACCACTAACCGCCTCTATGCTATCGCCTGCCTTCAGTATAGCACCTGAGATCTCTAAAAGCGCATCAGACTTGCTAGCTAATATCTGCTTTTCATCAAGGTAAATATTACTTACATCAGCAGTATCACCCGCCTTAATAATGTAAATAGTTAGGTTAGTATCTGCACCGCTTGCGTTAGTACAATTAGTGAATATTATCTGTGAATTTTTAGCTACTTCTGGGCATGTATAGATAACTTGGTTATTCGTTGTTACCTGCTCTAGTATCGCGTCTTCGTAACGTATGCTCATAAATAACCTATATCGTAGCTGGTATTAATTTGATTAGCGCTGACTCTGCTGCTGTAAGTCCGCTTATGCCTGTTTGAATTACAACCGCCCTACTAGATACTTCAAGCCTTAGAAACGCATCAAAGCCTGCTGCCTGCTCAAATAAAGGTATGGTCGATTGCCTTGCAAACAAATTCCCTTCTACTGGTATCTCTCCGTCTGACTCTGGCATTCTAATACGCCAGCCTAAGTCGTTACGGCAAAAGAAATAAGGCGCGATTGTTTGCCCCTCACTGATTACATCACCACCTGTAGTATCAAACGCTGGTAAGTATTTTAAGTTGTCCGATAATGCCGCCCATTGTTTCCAAGCGCTGTAAAAATCACGCTGCACATCATAAGTAACAATGCTTGGCAGTTGTATAATTAGGTTTGGCCCGTCAAATGTCGCTACTGTCACAATATAGCCCTATGGGTTTATAAAATTAGGTTCAATTTTTTAGCTGATTAGGTTCAATTTGCTGCTGAATTGGCAGGCTTACATTTTGAGTTGTATCAACACTTCTAAGCGTTATTGGTTTGTATTGTATGTTAAATATCCTGACATCTACGCTTGCTGCTGCTAAAGGCGTTGTAAATGTATTTGTTGAATTTTCAACTCCCGCTAATTCGTTAATAGTTCCTGCTTCATACACCCTGATTTCAGTATCTACTTGTAAGTTTGTAAGGGTTAATTGAGATGGTGGAGCGACTATGCTTATATTCGGACCAGTGTTTGCATTAATTGTTGAGCCAGCATTGTTAATAATAACATTACCGCCGCTTGAGTTTGTCACTTCTTGAATAACGCAACCCGTTAACGTATATGTTCCTGCTGTATCAAAATCTAAAGCCCCGCCAACCGTAACACTTGTTAAGTTGTTTTGAACATCTGTAGATAAATTAAGATCACCAGTAACCGTAATGCCATCTATAAAAGCGCCATTAGATATAACCGCAAAACCACTTGCTAAATTAAAGTTACCGTTTGCCGTTATTGAGTTGCCAAGCTTGAACTCGCCCATACCTGAGAAGTTACCCGAAAGAGTAGCTACTGCATTGTTGCTTATATCAAAATCCCAAGCAGCAGCAGTACCCCAAGCATATGCGCCCGATAGAGTTACTGAATCAGCAGCATTATCTCTTGGATCAAAGTAAATCCGCATAGCGTTATCTGTGATTCTAAAGTTTTCCTGCTTCGGACTATTACCAGCAGGCGATACAACCGATACCCCTAGATCGTCAAAATCCACTGCATCACTGCCGTTACCAAAAGAGAAAGGGCAAGGTATAAAGAATGATGAGCCTGATTTAGTTAGCCATGAGCCTATTTTATTTGTGTAGTTATCGCCTTGAACTCTGGCAATAGCATCATCAAAATTAGACACCCCTGTAAATGTTGGTAAATTAGATGAGCCTTTTGTTGTTGTAAAAAGGAACGATCTCTGGAAATAAATTTGTGTAGTTGAGCCACCTACCAGATTACGTCTAACAGAAGCATGACCATAAGCTGACACTTGAGTAGGATCAAAACTGCCTATAAAGTTATCGTTTGTGCTGTCTGCTATGTCTATACATATTGTAACTGGGCCAGCCTGTGAAGCACAAAAAGGCGTATCATTACCACCTATAAAAAACTCTTTATAGTTTGCGGATGGTGTCGCGCCACTACCTAACCAGAATCTACTGCCACCATTTGCTAAATCAGAAGATTGTATTCTGTTTGGTGCGTTGTATTGCAAGCTCCATAACAACACTCTTGACTCTTGCGTAGCATCATAAGTGCTGGTAGATGTGCTTCCATCCATACCAAAAAATACGCCAGCAGGCGCACCTGTCGCACTACTACCAGTACTATTTATAATTTGTGATGCATTTGTTGAGATAGGTAAGTTACCACCTGATTTTGTACCTAAACTTGAAGCGCTACCAATAACCCCTCGATTATTAGAAGAAGCCGATGTATGCAAGTTCTGCTGTGTGGGTAAGTTAAAAGCCATAATTGAATATTCTCATAGTTTAGATATTAATGCCCCATCAAAAGACCATAAATGATCTAATGATAGGGCTACTATGTCATCTATATAAGCCATTAAGCAGGGTTACTAAAGTTACGCTCTTGTGCTGCAACGAATGCCAACGTCTGACCACTAGCGCGAACAATTAAGCCTTCAGCTCTAACGTATTGAGCGCCATCCTCACCAATCGCTACCGCTACTACTGGGGCATCTGTTCCCGATGTTCTCCCGCCCTGTACATTGCCATCGAAATCGAACGTAAAGGCTAGAGAAGCATTGCCGCCAACATTACCAGTGATAGGGTTACCATCATTATCCTCAACCGTTATAGCCGATGGTGTGCCGTAGCTATCAGCAAAAAATAATCTAAACACTGCCTCTGGATCAGCCTGCAATACAGCGTTAAAGTTAAACTGACCACTAGCAACAAATGGGAATGTAATAGGATTACCATTGTCATCAGTGAAGGTTATCGAGTTGGTATCGTTAGCATTAAAGTCATCAATATAGACACCCTCTGCAGTGACTAACGTGTCACCAACAAAAGTTAATAAGCCATCTGCGAGTTCACCGATAACAGTACTACCACCTGCATCTATATCAGTTGATTTACGTAGCTGTCTTTGAACAAACTCATATATCTGCTCTTTAGTACCCTGATTGCCGTCAATTAATGCAGTGTCAAAAGTATAAGTAACGCCACCAATATCACGATCTACTGAGCCGTAAGTGATGCTCATTCCCAAATATGGCTGTAGCGTATCTATATCATTATCACTAGCTGTAATCTTTAAGTCATTAGACTCTGATAATGGGAAACGATAACCGATAAAAGTAGTATCACCTGATACACCAATTAGAGTAGTAGATGACTGATTATATATCTTGCCCTGAGTACGGATAAATAGCCGTAGCTCTTCGCTACGTTTATCAAAGTTACCGTTAGCGCTATCGCCAAAGCTTTGTATGCCCTGATTAACTGGCCCATCGAAATCAAAGTCTGTCTTAGAGCTGTCACTAGCAAAAGCATAATAGGCAGTATCACCTGCATCAATATCACCTAGCGTTATTGGTGCTAAATACTCGCGCTTAATATCACCTGCTGCCGTAACTTCACGCCAACCTGCTGTCCTGAACAATGTACGCGTTTGCTCATTGGCTGGTTTCCAGTCATCTATAAAGATAAACTGCTCACCAACCGCACCAGGACCAGATACAGGAAAGTCATAAGCAATTAAAGCTGGATCTGATTTCCATTCCTCTTTCAGAAATGAGAACACTGCCTGCAATGTCACGCCATCATCACTGAGATTACCGTCAATATTGAGCGTTATCTCTTTTGCTGCTGTATCTATATCAATCTCTGTGCCTTGATTTAGATCATCTGGATCATTAATTAGTGCCATAGTGCTTCTCTCTTTTAAGTGTCAATGATGCTGGTTAATTGCCCATTAGCGTTATAAACAAACTGTTTCTTCTGTACTGCGCCATTGTTATCAAACACTAGTACATCTAGCGCCCCGTTAACGTCATATAGAAGCGTTTTATTAGCCCCGTTGTCGTAATCAATGCTAGTTAAATCATCGCCTGTGTAGGTAAATACTGGGTTTTTTAAGCTATTGTCATTAGCGCTACCACCACCGCCATCTGATACGTGATAGACAATAAGATCGCAAAAGCTATTGATGGTAAAAGGCTGATCACTGTTAAAAACTTCTATCTTGATCGTGTAGTAACTGCCGTTATCAATGGGATCACCCATGATATTAGCGTTTATAAATATGTCGTTACTGCTGCGCTGCTGTAGATAAACCCTATCGCCATCATTTAAGATGCCTAAGATATTGCCCACCGCCCTGTTAGGATAAGACGTTGTACTCATGTATAGCTCAGTTATTAGAGCTGGATCAGTATTGTCCATCCTGAAATAGTTAGGGTTTGGATCAAGATTCCCTGACTGCCCTAAAAATATCCAGTTTAAATCTACACTTGCGCTATCTGGTAAGCTTGGAGGAACGTATAAGCCTAGATCAGTACCTAGCGATAACTGATTGTCTGAGTCTGTTGATATTGATGTATTTCCCGCTGGACCAACGCCGCCAGATTCACCTTGATCACCCTTTAAGCCTTGATCACCCTTTACACCCTTCTCGCCTTGTATGCCCTGAACACCTTGAGCGCCTGTATCTCCCTTTTCACCAGCAACAACTAGATTTCCATTGCCCTCGATAGACTGCCCATTGATGGATTTTAAGGGCCGTTTTGTTTGTATGGTGGTAGTGGTCTCACCACCACCAATACCGCCTGTATCAAGCGCTTCTATGCGCTGTAGTACCGCCCATAGGTTTTGATCACGCCCATCATCTATAGACTCTTGCAATTCCTTAACTAGATCGTTAGCCCCACCTGTACGCTCCCTTAGATCAAACATAATGACCAGAACAGAGTTGATAAAATCTGCTGTTTCTTTATCAGTACTAAAGCTCTGAGGAATCTTTAAGAATGTGGGTATGGCAACGTCTGTCATCTGCCAACCATCCGAATATCAATAGCACCTGACTGAATGGTATAAGAAACAGGGTCGCTAGTACTTATTCTTATAATGAGGTCATAGAATGAAGCCATATTCCACCACTCAGCCCTAGCGTTAGTCTCGCCAAGCCTACCGATGTTCATAAACTCGCCAGCAGTGAAAGAGCGCCCACCATCATAGCTAGCCTCAATCATTATCTGAGGATCATCACCCTGGCCAGTGACAGTGCCAACGCCCGTCTCAAGTATTAGCTCAAAACGTGACATCTGTAGCCGCTTGCCATTCATTTGAAATAGCTCGCCGCTTATAGATCCCATTGTCCTAACGCGCTTGATAGGCTCACCGTTGTTAGTAAATTCAGAAATGCAAAGCTTATATAAATCGCCTGTACTCTTATCACCTACGTAATGATTGCCCATTACATAGCTATAACTTGCCGCGTTATACTCACCGCCATCATCACCAGCAGATAGCTGAAACCAGCCATCTTGACCTAAGCTCTCATTAAGCGCCCAGGTAACGCCCTCAGTAGGGAATGTAATCACATAGAAGTTTTGGCCTTCTAGCGTAATAGTCCATGCTAGAGCGTCATCAACTTTGTTATATCCCTCAATCGCATGAGATATAGCTATGCTAGTAATGCGCTCAGTAGAGCCGCCTGTTGTTCTGTATATTTGACGATCATCGCCAAGCCAATACAGGTAATTATCATTATTGTTTATTGAGTTTGTGGCAGATGTGCCAACTTGAATAATCTGTGCATCAATGCGCGCAAATGGTGGTAGCCCTATGCCTGTGTTCTGCCAGGGTTCTACTGTTCGCTCACCGATCATATAGAGTACTTGGTTAAAAGCATAAGCCCTTACTAGATCATCAGGCTGGCTTTCAGCTTGACCTGCATTTAGACCACTAGCAACCGCGCCATTGCCAACATCAGAGACAATAAATAGATTGGGCTTAGTGTATATAAACTGACCGTTTAAGAAGGTAACAGCGATAGAGCCTACGATATTGCTATCAGTAACTTCAGTAAGCTCATCAGTAACATTGCTGTACTTATACACACCACTAGCATCAGTGTTACAGATAAACAAATCCGTACCATTATCGGCAAAAGTACATCGATCAGTGCCGCCTACAAAGCCCTTATCGACATGATTGCCCAAGCTATCAACTCTAAATAGATCACTCCCTACAATACGGTAAGTGACATTAGACATAACATGCTGCCCTCTGTCCGTACCTGATGGAGCGCTACCAAATAGCACCTGACCAGCCCATGATTGCAGTGATACAGTAGCCTTAGCAGCAGTAGAGTACTCTTGATAAAAGTTAATTGTTGATTGTGATGATAGTGGGCGCGAGCGAAGTTGATAAGATGGACCTGATACAGTGATAGGCACAGTCTTAAACATTATGGTGTCATCCCTTGTACGCTGATAGCTGGAGTAGGACCATAACGGCCTTTTTTATACAGTTTGTTAGAGCCTTTTATCGCGCTGATGAATTGAGCGTAATAGCTCTGTGATTCTTGTGGCTGATCTGCCCACCGATACAAGGCCGAAAGAGCGCCAAACAGGTATATATTAGGATTGGCAACTAAGACTTCATTAGTCTGGTTTTCATCGCTCAGAATGGCAGGTAGAGCGTAATACTGTAGCTCTATGCTGTAGTCCTGATCAGGTTCACGATTGAACTCTATTTGTGAGGTGATGGTGAAGGTGGTCGGTCTGCCAGTTGAAGGCTGTCGTATCATTTGCTCTGGTGAGCTGTAACGAATTTGACCATCTTCACCATCAATTAAGAACCTTAACCCGCGCAAAGCTTGATAGTCTTCAGGCAAGTCTAGGTATTTACCGCTAGTAACTAGAGTAACGCGCTTCTCTAGTCCTCGAATCTTTAGTATCTCGATAGGATTGTTAAACATCTCAGACTCAGTAAGAGTGATGAATGTTTCTATCCTGGTATCAACATCTGAGCGATGAGACCAGTCTATAATTTCAAGCTGTAAGTTTTCATAAGTATCGAGGCTCATTAAATTACACCTTCTTTAGTCCGTAGCTTAATAAAGTCTTTACTGTTTAACTTAGCCATTAGCCAAACATTGTTCTCTTTAGCTAGTGGATCTGGATTGTTATAGCCCTTAGCTTTTAACTCTTCACGCCAAGCAATAACCACTACTTCAGGAATAGAAGCAACCTTGTGCCAATCTCCCTGCCAGCCTCGCGATTTATTACGCTGCTCTAGGTTATTTGCAAATAATCCGCTTACTTCTTGAGTTTTATTGATCGTTATTTCACCAGTCATTTTATCTTTGATAAATGTCTCAGTGATCCCATTGTAAGCATCATAATCTACAATCTTAGTCATTCTTCTTAGCCTTCTTAGCTTTCTTAACTGGCTTATCTTCTACCAATACCTCTACTAGATTAAGGTCTTTGGCAAACTTCAAGGCATCGCCTGTAATCTCAGCCTCACCCTTTTTAAACTGTACTAATTTGCCATCTACTTTAGAGGCAAAACCTCTTAATACTTTGCATGTAGCCATTTTGTTACTCCCATAGAAAAGGGGGCCGAAGCCCCCTTGTATGCTTAGATCAGATTAAGCTGTGGTTAAATCCGCAACAATCGCGCTAGCCTTCTCATTGCGTGACTCTAAAGTGTACTCAGATAGAATCTGAACACGATCACTGTCACCAGTTTTAGCTAGTGGAGTTTCCTCAAAGTCAACAATAGATGCCATTGCCCACATGTCCATCTCTAGTACTAGCATTGAGCTTTGTACTTGGAAACGGTTAGGGATAACCTTGATAGATCCAAAGTCACTGACATAGATGTCAATAGCAGTGTTAACAGTTGAAGCATTACCATCAACTACGCGCTGCGCTGCACCTGCATTACCACCATTAACAATGGCAGACATTGCCTGCTTGTTAAAAGCACCAACCATAATGCAATCAGGATCACCGCCCTCGTCATAACATTTAGCAATAACACCTTTTAACTGTGACTCATCGAAAGGACGCTGACCTGTGCCATCAGTACGAGAATCAGTACCGTCACCAGTAGGCGCAACTCCGCCATCACCTAGATCAGTGTTAGTGGCAATCCATGACTCAATCCCTGCTAATACGCGAGGCTGAGTTTCTGAACCAACAGCCTTAGCTTTGTTAGCCAACAAAGATGATTCCATGTCATTTTTCAATAACTTAGACATCTTCATGATCTGATAATCAAGCTCATCGCCACGACCAGCAGACTGTACTTGTCGCTGCGTACGTGTAACACGAGGCACTTTATCACTGATCTGAGTGTAGTTACCT